CAGGAAGAGTATATGTACCAAACTTAAACAAAATTTAAACACAAAACTTGAATCTTTAAAATTTTAATTATAAAATTTCAAACATGACGAACAATAAATTGAACGAAATGTTACCGGAGAACTATGAGTTCGACGATGATTCATTTGGCATGACTAACGTGTGCCAATACACCAACGACGCAATGGCGTTAACGGGAACCAACTCGGAAAAGGCTACTTCTATATTGAATGAAGTCTTAGTACAGTGGCCGACTGTATATGCTAGTGGCGGAAGGAAGAACGAATTAATCGCATTAGTTAAGCGAGTGGTTATGAGTAATCTAACCTTAGTACTATTGCTTTTGATCCTGCCGTGTGGTATGTGTGAAAGTTTAGGTGATATCGACCAAGTTCCGTCCAAAGGAACTAAAGCCGGTATCGCCCCACTAAATCCTATTCGCCGAAAGCGAGAGGGTTTAGGCCAATGGGAACAAGATGAAACAGTTAATATCGTTTCTGCTTGGGGGAAGAAGGTTATTGGAACTATTGTAGCTGAAGAGCAGAAAATAGTGACAAGCGTTGAGGCTATTGCAGAAAAAGTTGAACAAGAGGTTAAGATCCTCGTAGTTTCAAGCGGTCGAGTGATCGTTTGGACTGCTATAATTGTCGCTTTGCTAATAATTATCCGCTTGACTTATCCGATCATTTGGATCCTGATGAAGTTCTTTTGGCGTTGCGTAGCAGCAACATGGGGATTGGTGGTCACTTCGACCATCTGTATGAGATGTTGTGCATTGGCACCTTTTATCGCCATAAGAAATTGGTGGATAAGGCGTCAAGCGTCGCAATATGATGAACAGGTAGTTGTGGAAGAAGCCTTGGAGTTACAGCCTAACGAAATGAGGAATAGATCAGAAGTTTACTTCGATGAATTTGGACCTTACGTTAAAGCTGCGTTTGGAGAAAAGATCTACTTTGCTAGAACTCAACTCGACGTACCGACTTATATGGCTTTAGGAAACTCTCTTCCTTCCGAACGATTTAGTGAAGAAAGAGTGAAAGAAACCATGATTGCAAAGTCCATGCCTCACACGAGTAAAGGATTACCAGATTTTCAGGCATACTTTACTATAGATGGAAACGTAGTGGGACATTGTTCTCGGATTTCGTTTTTAGGACAAGACTGTATCTTGACGGCATATCATGTGTTGTCATACAACTTGAAATCGGACTTGTTTATAAATGCTAACGGGAAAGCTATACGGTTTTCTGATGTAAGAGTCAGAATTCTTGCTTTCTCGAACGAGAACAATTTTGATTATGTCGTATTGTCAATTCCAGACACTATTTGCTCGAAGTTGGGCTTGAAGAAAGCTCGACTCGCAAAACAGCTCACGCATGGATCTCCAATTTCTATACATCAAATTATAGGAGGAAAAACATGCTACACAGTAGGAATTGCAAACAAAGGTTCACAACCATGGACAATTAGCTACGGAGCCTCAACAGTAGAGGGTTCATCCGGCGCTCCAGTACTCAATGTGAGGAAAGAGATCGTAGGAGTTCACATCGAAGGAGGTAGAGTTGCTAATGTAGGCGTGATCCCAGAACTGTTGAGACACCGACGTGAGTCACCGCAAAATGGTGACATTAACGCAGAAGATCCCCAGGCTTATGAGGAAAACGACGATGAGTATGAGAACCGAAGAGAACAATACGAAAACTACGAAGACGAACAGGATAGATTGGAACGTGAGATTGAAGAAGATGAGGAAACTCGCCAAACAGAGGCTGAGAAGTACTATCAGTATCAAGCTCGTGAAGAGACATACGAGAGACCGGCTGACCAGAATTGGGAAGAGGCCATAGAGGACGCTGAAAGAGATGACTACTATAATAATGAAGGCATGATAAGCAGAACCACATGGAAACTTAAAAGCAAGTATCGCGTATGGCAAACTGAGAGAGGAGACGAAGGACATCACATAGGACATAGAATCAAAGGAGGACGTTACCGTAAGGAAACCCGCAAGGAGAGCCCCTGGACATGTACTAAGTGTTTGACACTACACAAGAACGCAGGTTATAACTGTGTAAAGTGTGGTTATAGTCTCAAACCGTCTGTGAAGAAGGTGTTCGACGAAAAGAAGAAACCCTTCCAAGAAGTAGCTAGTGGAAAAGCCAGCATGAATGATAAACTGTTGCCCAATGTGGCAGATATCATCCTCAAGCATATTGAGGCGTTGTCGGTTAAGTACCAGAACTTAGAACAGATGATTAAAACAGCTCAGGAAGGCAGTGCAGCAAGATGCTATGGAGGTCCAGGACCCGATAGGCTTATGTACGGCACCCATGACGAAGTTAAACAGAATATCCAACAGTTTCCGAAGAAAGTTACTATGGACAAAGATCTCGCCCAAGGGCTGCAGACGTGTCCTGAAAGAGGAGCTAACTTTGGAACCTCAATTACATCAATTCGACCAGCAAATGAGAAAATCTTTGCTCGTGTTGATGGAGATGAAGAAGATAGAACTGTAATAGCCTCGGCCCCGTTTCAAGTAGAAGTAATCAAAAAGAAGCGACCACGACGAAAGAAGGTTGCAGCAAAGGAAACTGTAGAGCCTGTAGAACAATCTGCGGTTCCTTTAAACTCGAAGGCCCCATTGAGAGATGGGGCAACTACTACCACTGGCTTGAAGAACCCCAGCAGTTCTCAGCCCAAAGTAAAGTTGTCGGCATCTCCAAATGCACATTCCATTCCGCCCAGCGGACCCAAGAAAGTGCATACTGGATCGAAGCCAAAACCATCAACCCAAGCCTAAGCGAGTATGCATGGCCTCCTCGGGGAGCGGACTCCGAGAAGATCAGCTTCAAAATTCAAAGTGACAAATTCCGTGAGGGAGCCACCCCCTCCAACTATTTAAGGTGGTGGGCAATTCGGGAAACCAATAGAGACTATCTAAAGTTCACTCTACCAAAATGGATGATGAACTATGACAGATTTGTATGGTCAGCTCAGATTGATGAAGTGAAGAAGCTTATAAAGCTGGATTCCTCTCCTGGAGTTCCATTATCTATGATAGCCGCCACTAATGGCGAAGTCATGGAAGAACTCGGAGATCATCTGAACGAGATAGTACTGAATCGAATTGAAGCCCTATTGGCAATAACCGATGAAGAAAGTTTTCGCAACATGTCGGCCAAAGAGCGGGTTGATAGAAACTTGGTTGATCCAGTAAGAGTGTTTGTGAAGTCGGAACCACATAAGATATCTAAGATACATGAAGGTAGAGTACGACTTATTGCATCTGTGTCTCTGGTCGATAAGATCATTGAGATGCTATTGCACAACACATTGCACAAATTAGAGATCGCTAATTGGCGAGACATTCCAAGTAAACCAGGTATCGGATTTTCGCAAGAAATGAACGACGCCACGTACGATTACGTTATGAGTAAACATAAAGAAACGCCTATGGCGTACGCTGATGTCTCAGGATGGGATTGGAGTGTAAAGAAATACATGATAACAGATTGCGTTTTAGGCGAAAGACTATTATGCACCAACCCTAGCAAGGTTTGGCAACATCTAGCCATGTACGAAGCCTATAAAGAGACGGAAACTATATTCCAGTTTTCTGACGGTCTCATGGTTCAGAACAACTATAGCGGAGTTGTAAACTCCGGCAAATACAAAACCTCCAGAGGAAACTCGTGGATGCGCGTGTATTTAGGGCACCTAATAGGAGCTCGACACGTGGCAGCTGCTGGAGATGACTCAGTTGAGAGTTATGTAGACAATGCCGTAGAGTCTTACAAAGCTTTAGGTTTCACAATCAAAGACTACCAACAGGTGGATAAAGGATTCGAGTTCTGCAGCCGATGGTACGAGAAGGGTTTCAGCTTTCCGCTGAATTTGAATAAAACCTTCATGAACCTTCTGCATGCTGACTGTCAAACGGATGAGCAATTTCATATGGCTCTCCTGCAGTTCACAGACTACGCAGAGTCTCATCCCAACTTTCCAGCTTACATGGATCTATTAGAACAGACTCAGTTCTTAAGATTAATGGGCAGGCGGAGGCCCAAAGAAAGCATACAAAATGCCGAAACAACAACAACAAAAGAAAACAGTAACAGTACAGTCTTCCAACAAACAGAAGCCTGTCAAGACGACAACTGTGACTGTCATGAGTCAAAAGTCGTCTAAACGAAAGAGACGAAACCGTACACGCGCACCCCAAGAAACCGCATACGGCCCTCGAACAACACAATCAATTCAATTATCATTAGCAAGAGGTATGAACAATCTAAAGATAGGAGGAGGCTATATGGCCTGCAGATTGGCAGCAATGCCAAGTACAGCGGGACT